AGAGTCCGACTTAAAAAAAATAGAGACCTATCAGAATTATTTTAATATTATTAGGATGCTACTACACAAGGGGTACAAGAGTCAAACTGTGACTTGGGCATTGAAGTGTGAAGAGATAAGTTATGAGTATCAGTAAAGATGAACAGCTCAAAAAGAACCGACCACTAAAGACAAAAAAGTGTAAGTTCTCAAAGTGTCAGAAAGAGTTTGTACCTGTCAATGGAAAGCATATCTGCTGTGATTGGAAATGTGCTACTGATTATGCCAAAGAAAAAGCAGAAAAGACCAGAGCGAGCGACCAGAGAAAAGCACGCAAAGAGTATAAGCAAATGATGAAAGTGGCACAGCAAGTAGTAAACAAATATGTGAGGCTAAGAGATAGAAATGAGTCGTGTATTTCATGTAATTCGCCTTCTGGGTTCAGAATAGAAGCTGGACACTATAGAAGTGCTGGGAATAACGGTGCTATACGGTTTCACACTCTTAACATACATGCACAAGATCATAAGTGCAACTGTCATTTAAGTGCAAACTTAATCCCATATAGAGAAAATCTCATCAAGAAAATAGGACTTAATAGAGTTGAATGGCTCGAGGCTCAAACACAAACACGAAAGTACACAGTAGAATATTTGCAACGGATAATTAAGGTATTCAGGAAGAAGAATAAATTAATTGAGAGTAAGATATAATTACATATATGCAATAAAGGTGTAATATGCAATGTAAAATAGATGGGTGTGACAGAGAGTCAATGTATAAAAAACAGCAAGTTTGCCAAAAGCACTATTTTCGCTATATGAGATATGGAACTTATGACACATATACTCCAAAATATAGAGTAGGTCATTCAGGTGGATATATTCAACTAAGAGAACCTAAACATATACTTGCTAATAGTAGAGGCTATGTTTATGAGCACAGGTTTGTATACTATGAGCAGATAAGTAAGAATATAACAGCGTGTGAGATGTGTGGCAAAGACATAGGGTGGGGGAATGCACACATTGACCACATAGACGAAAATAGAAAAAATAATGATAAGTCCAATTTAAGAGCGTTGTGTAATCCATGTAACACACAACCAAGCAGAAGAGAAAAAAGACTAAGGCATGAAGCATGACCAGAAAAGACAAGTCTAAGCAGAAAGCACAAGAAGAGAAGCATCAACGGTCGGAGATGTTGAAAGATGAAGTTGCAAGAGACATCAATGAGCGGTTTCGGAATGGTGAACTTTGGGACAAGGGTAAGAAAAAGTAATGGACAAGTTTGTTCTTGAAAACGATTTTGGCGATACATGGTTTATCTGTCAATGGTATAACAAGAGCAACTTCCACATTATAAAAGTGTTTTATGATAAATATAAAGCACATGAGTATTTAGACAAGACAAGTTATTATAAGGAGAGAGAATAAATGTTGAGAATTACAATAGGAGATTACACAGACCCCGACACAGGGCATGAAAGCACTTCTGTTTCATGGATAGATAATGACATCAAAAGTGGAGATGAATATGGTGATTATGTTTTAGTTACACCAAGAACGAACAACTATGCCAAGCCAGAGATATTGGAGGCAATAACTGTATTGATGGAGCAAAGAGAGCTTGTAAAAGAAGAGCTCAGTTGCTAGTTATGTTATAATGCCTCAAAGGAACAACATGACACAAATACAGATAGACTTCCTAAGACAACTACTCTCAGAGAAGGAGAATGCGAACCTACTCAATAAAAATGAGAAGGAATTACGCAAAGACCTTGAGTATCAAGAGAGAAAGATCATCAATTACACAAAACAGAAAGAAAAGACCGAAGCTAAACTTGCCAGTACGACTACAGCAAGTCAAGAGATAGAAGACATTAAGGCTTTACTCGACGAAGAGGAAGCGAAACTATAAAGAAGGACGGACTCAATGAGCAACCAGAAACCTAAAGACAAAGGTGGACACCCTAGACACTTTAAGACACCAAAAGAAATGCAGAAAGTAGTTGATACATACTTGGAGCATGCACTCAAAGAGAAGATACCCCTAACTATGACAGGACTTGCAATAGCATTAGGTTTCGACTCAAGACAGAGCCTTTATGACTATGAGAAGATGGAAGGGTACTCTTACATTGTAAAAAGAGCGAGGCTACATGTTGAGAACGGGTATGAGTTATCCTTATCAGCATCAGCACCAACAGGAGCTATTTTTGCACTTAAAAACATGGGGTGGGTTGACAAGACAGAAATTAAAGCAGATGTTCAGCAAGTAGTCACAGAGATAACAAGATCATACGTTGAGTAGGTCAATAGAATTTAAAGTACCTCTCAAACTTGCACCACTCGACAAAAGCAATGCAAGATATAAAGGTGCTAAAGGTGGAAGAGGGTCTGGCAAGTCTTACTATTTTGCTGACAAACTCCTAGATAGGTTTATAGAAAACCCAAACCTAAACTGGGCATGTATGCGAGAAGTGCAGAAGTCCATCGCCAAATCATCAAAGAAACTACTTGAAGATAGAATAGAATTTTATAAACTACACGACTACTTTGAGATATTGCAAACAGAGATACGCTGCAAGAGAGGCAAGGGTGAGATAATCTTCCAAGGGCTTCAAGATCACACCGTAGACTCAATCAAATCACTTGAAGGCTTTGATGGTGTTTGGGTTGAGGAAAGCCAATCAATCACAGAGCACTCTTTAGACCTATTGATACCTACATTCAGAAAAGATGATAGTGAACTTTGGTTCAGTTGGAATCCCGAACTAAGAACAGACGCTATTGAAAAACTCTTCAAGACAAAAGAAAACTCAACACTCATTCATATTAACTACACAGAAAATCCATTCTGCTCTAATGTAATTATTCAAGAAGCAGATGAGATGCGACTCAATGACCCAGAGAAGTATCATCATATTTATTTAGGAGGGTATGTTGATACATCAGGAAACAAACTCTTCTCTTTTAAAGATGTAGATAAAGCCATGAATAGGAACGGAGATGATAGTGGTTCGACTGTTATCGGCTGTGATGTTGCACGTTACGGAGACGACAGTACGGTTTTAGTCGTAAGGTCAGGGCTTTGGGTCAAGTCGATACTTAAACGCAACAAGTTAGCGATCACAGAGACAGCAGACTGGACAAACCATATCGCAAACATTACAGAAGCAGACGCAGTGATAGTGGATACGATTGGAATAGGTGCTGGAGTACATGATATTCTAGTCAGGAAAGGAGTGTTCTCAGTTGATGGGAACTTCGGAATGAAACCAACAGACACTAACACTTACACAAACAAGAGAGCAGAGTCGTACTTTAAACTGTCAAATGCAATTAAAAGAGGCTTATCCCTTCCAAAAGATGATGATTTACTTGAAGAGTTGCTGGCTATCGAGTATGTGTTTAATGAGTCAGGTAAAGTGAGAATAGAACCGAAAGACAAGATAAAAGAGAAGTTGGGGAGATCGCCAGACAAAGCAGATGCTCTAGCCCTTACTTATTTCACAGATGTGTTTAACAGCAAGAGTTCAGAGTTTGAAAAGCCTTTCATGGCTTCTAATGTTTTTTAAGTAGTGCTTCGAGTTCATCGAAGAGGTGCATGTGGTTCAGTATAGTTCCCGCTTCACAGTGGAGCTTGATTAGGTCAAATAGTTGTAACTGTGTCATATTGCTTCCTTATGCTGTCTCTATATGCCCGTGCTTCTTTCAGTGAACCACAACTTTTATAATGGTTGTATCTATTGACACACAAATTAACATAATAAATTACATTGAGGGTATTCATGTTTTCTATCCTAGTGATACAGTTTTCTATCCCTTCCCTTTTCTCATACTTTATATTTTTATTGCTAAACAAAGAAAACCTTACCCTACTTATCTTTCCCCCACTGTGCAGTTTACCACCATGCCTTTTTATGAGTGAGTCGATAATATAAGAGTCTATATTATCAGCAAGACCAATTTTTGAACGCTTCTTAAAATAACGCAGGCACTCTATACATGGAGCACTCCCAGTATAATCTTGTACTGCACACATAAAGTCTCTCGTGTGTTTACCCCTTCTTTTGTCTTTCTTTGTGACAGAAGAAGAGGGACTATCACAAAATATGCACATCTGTACTATCCATTGATTGTGTAATCATTTTTATATCTTTCTCTCCTAGAGAGCCATAACCAGCAACCTCTAGCAACCTAACTTGTGTTTTATATCCATCCATGATCTGGTGTGCCAGCTTTGCTTGTGTGACACCTTCTTGAATTGAAATCTCACCTTCTGATAACTTAACCATCTGCTCAAAGATAAATCGCCTAACCTCTACAATGGTCGGTTCTTTCGTTTCCATACTAATCCTTTATGTTTTAATCCTTTATTATATTGCAATCTGTATCGAATAGGAAATCAATTTAACTGATAGACTTAATCAGTTCTATTTATGTTATAATATGCGAAACAGCTATAGGAGATACTCTTTTGCAAGAAACACCTACAATAAAAGACAAACAACCCCTAACAGAAACAGAAGTCCTTGCAATAGTCAAGGAGGATTTCCAAACCTCAAAGAATAATAAGACAGAGATCAGCGGCAAAATGCAGGATTGGAAAGACCTTTACGAAGGGAAGCCACTTGGAAATGAAACCGATGGACGTTCCAAGTATGTAGCCAAAGAGTCACAGAACGCAGTGAACTGGTGGATACCAAATGCCATGAAGCCGTTTATGTCAAGCGATGAAATAGTAGATGCTACCCCACGAACAGCCGAAGATGTAGACAACGCAAACTCACAAAACACTTTACTTAATTACCAATTCTCAAACAGCTTTGAGAAGTACAAATTTCTACACACATCTCTTATGGTATATGCAACAGAAGGTACAGTAGTAGCAAGAACAGGATGGATACATGAAGATGAGACAGAAACCATACCTTTCGAGGGCTTCACAGACCAACAACTAGCAGAACTCCAAGCTCAGGGTGCAGAGATAGAGATAGAAGATCAAGCCACTATCCCACTAGACGCTATGCAGATGAACATCATACAAGGGCAAGTCCTACAGACTATCTACAAAGGTACAGCAACAATCACAAAGACAACCGTTTCAAGACCAGATGCAGAAGTTATCAAGAATGAGGACTTTTTTATCATAGGCGAAACGATTGAAGACAGTGATTGTTGTATACAAAGAATAGCAACGAACCGTTCAGACCTTAGAAAGCAAGACAAAGCATATAATCCAAATGGTATCTATCAGAATGTAGATGAGATCATGGCAACCGACAAAGAGCGCGACTCAGACTTAGGAACAAGCAGAGAGAATGAACTCAAAGACTTTGGGCAAGATACAGACACTAAGACATCTTCTAAGGCTAGAGAGCCTATTACAATCTATGAATACTATGGAAAGATAGACATGGACGGTGACGGTATCGCAGAACCTATCGTATGTACATGGAGTGGTAATACAATCCTAAGAATATCAGCAAACCCATTTCCAGATGAAGAGCCACCATTTATCGGAGCACCTTTCGCACCTGTAGCCTTCTCTTTCTTTGGTAATGCACTCCCTTACTTCTTAGAAGATAACACAAAAGTTAAGTCAGCAATTATGAGAACATTCATTGACATGATGGCTAACTCCACAAACGGAATGAAACACATACAAAAAGGTTCACTTGACGCTCTGAATGTAAGACGACTTAGAGAAGCCAAGATAGGTGCAGTCGTAGAGTGGAATGATGTTAATGGTTATCAGCCAGAAGTTCATAATGAAATACCAGCCTCACTACAAAAGATGTATGAACTCTTCACTATGGAAGGCGAGAATGCGTCAGGAATAACACGATACTCCCAAGGACTAGATGCCAAGTCACTTAACAAGACTGCAACAGGTATCACAGCGATAATGAACCAGTCTCAAATGAGAACATGGGAAACCACCACGAGATTTGCAGAACAGTATATGAAGCCACTATTCAGAAAGTGGATAGCTTACAACCAAGCATTCCTTGATATGAATGTAGCCACAAGAGTTTCAGGTGGTGACTATGTATCTGTAAGTAAAGACGACATTATGGGTGAGTTTGATTTAAAGATAAGTGTAGCCATAGCAGGAAGCGATCAGGACAGAGCACAAAAGATAGTACAGCTATTACAAATGACTCAACCTCTAGTACAAGCACAAGTATTGCCACCAAGCCACATTACAAAGCTCATCGGAGAACTTGAAGAGCTTTGGGAATTTAAAGACTTGGCAGCAGAACTTAAACAAATAGGTGAAGCAGGAGCTCAACAGGCTCAACAGCAAATGCAACAACCTCAACCAATTCAATAAAAAGGATAAACGTGAACGAACTCAACGAAGAGCAATTAGAAGCGAATGAAGAAAGAGCAATTAGAGAGAAGATCAGACTAAGTATCAGACTTGGTAAAGATTTGGAGAAACTCAGAAAGACTCCAGAGTTTAAAACAGTATTTGATGATACATTCGTAAAAACAGGACTTGATATTCTATGGCAGAATGTAAGACACCTTGAAGAGGAACAATTAAGAGGCAGAGGGAACGACAAGAATGTTGAGATAGTAGACCTTATCAAAGGACAGATCAAAACAAGACTTGACTTTCAGGGTTTCATCGACACGATTGAAGACGACAAGCTGAATGCAGAAGCAGAATTAGCAGAAATGGATAAGGAGTAACCGATGAGTGAAGCAGTCATAGACCAAGCAGAACTTGAAGAGCAAGAAGTTGCAGTTGTTGAAAAGACCGAAGAAGAGCTACAAACAGAGCACGATGAAGAGTATAACAAAGTATTCTATGGAGATGAAGATGCAGAAGAAGCCGTAAGTGATACACCACAAGAAGAAGCAGAAGAGGTGGAAGTCAGCACAGACGATGTACCAGAGGGTGAAGCAGATATTGAGGTTAAACCACAAGAGGAAGTAGCAGAGCAACCCGAAGAGGACTCAGGCACAACTACTTTAAAGTGGAACGGTCAAGAAGTCAAGGTGAGCAAAGAAGAGCTTGTCAATATGGCACAGCAAGGCTTTGACTCTACATACAAATATCAGCAAATAGCAAAGTCCAAGAAAGAACACAAAGCAGAACTAGACCTTTTAGAGAAAGTCAAAAGTGGAGATAAAGAAGCACTTGCACAACTCAGCAAACAAGCAGGCATTGACCCGATTGATATTCTCGATATAGAAGTACCAGATATTGAACAAGGCACACAAAACCAAGATGAGCCATTCGTATCTAATGAAGTATCTGACCTTATAAGGGAAGTGGAAAAAGACGAAGCATTGTATACCAGAATGCAAGACATCGAACACCACCTACCATCGTCAGTTGTTGGAGTTATGGCAAAAGACCCTCAGACGTTTTATTCAATCGTGAATGAGGTCAGAACAGGTGACGCAGACATTGTTCTGCCACAAGTAACAGCCAAACTTGCAACATTGCCAGATATTGACAGGGCTTTAGTGACAAACAACCCAGATCAGTTCGCTCAATTCTATATGGGAGTCAAGCAGTCTATGATAGCAGAGCATCAAGCTAAAGAGACCAAGCCTAAACCAGAACAGAAAGTGAAAGTGAACCCAGCAGAAGTTGGCATCAAGAGATCAGGAAGAGACACGACAGCAGGAAAAGACGTAGGGGTTGACTCATTTAATAGTGACAGCACCTATCAAGATATATTAAACAGACTAGCACAAGGATAGAAAATGAAGAACACATTTACAGGTCAGTTCACAAGTGCAGCAGGAGCAATCGAAACGATTACTTTAGGCTGTGAATGTAGCTATATTAAAGTATTCAATGTAACTACAAACATCTCGTATGAACTATTTAACACTGGTTCAGTTACAGAAGACATTATTACAACTGGAGCAACAGGGGTAATTACAACAGGTGGGGCTACAATCCTATCTACAAGCAATGGGTTTAGTGTTGCAGCAGCTTCACTTTCAACATCGGACAAAGTAACTTATGTTGCTCACAGACTAGAAGGAGTATAAGATGACAGGAACAGCAGTAGTACCAGCAGGTGTCTCGGCTTTTTATGATAGAAACCTATTAGAGAGAGCTGTACCCGCGCTAATCCATGATAAATGGGGACAATCAAGACCACTTCCAAAGAACAACTCTGACACTATCAAGTTCAGAAGATGGAACGCACTATCAACAGCTACAACAGCATTGACAGAAGGTGTTACACCAAACGGTTCAAACATGAGTGTAACAGATATTACAGCAACTATCAGCCAATATGGAGATTACACAATCTTAACAGATGTAGTACAGTTGACGGTTGAAGACAATGTAATCAAAGAAGCTACAGATGTACTCGGAGAACAAGGTGGTGAAACCATTGATGAAGTTCAAAGAGATGTGCTTGTAGCAGGAACAGTTGTAAGATACGCGACAGCAGTTGCAGCAAGAGCCAATGTTGCTTTAGCAGTTACAACAGCAGACCTTGACAGTGCTATCAAAACACTTAAAGGGCAGAACGCTAAGAAATTCACAGAGATGATTACGGGTACGACTAAAGTTGGAACAGCTCCAATCAAAGCAGCGTATGTTGGTATTTGTCATCCAGACACATCTGAAACTCTTGAAGGTCTTACAGGATGGAAAGGTGCAGAGGAGTACGCTTCTACTACACTAATTGATATGAACGAAATTGGTTCATACAAGTATATTCGTTTTGTAGAAACTACAATGGCTAAAATCTTTACAGGTGAAGGTGACTCATCAGGAGATGTATACGCTACTTTAGTATTTGGTAAAAATGCTTATGGTATCGTATCTCTTAGAGGTCAGAAGAACATTCAGACGATCATCAAACCTTTAGGTTCAGCAGGAACAGCAGACCCACTTGACCAGAGAGCATCGGTTGGTTGGAAAGCATGGACAGTAGCAAAAATTCTTAATGATAACTTCATGGTTAGAATTGAGACAGCAGAAGGTTAATAGCCTTTTAGTCCTCTCTTCGGAGGGGATTAGAAAGCCTATTGGCTAATTAAAACAACCTCAAAAGGATTTTAACATGACACTAAACAGAGAAGATGCACTAGCAAAAGCAAAAGAACTCGGTATCGTACACCAAAAGAACGCAAAGACAGAAACTATTCTTAAACTGATCGGCGACCTTACAGGTGAAACATTCACAGAAGAGAAAAAAGCAAAGCCAAAGACAGAAGGTTTTATGCGTTGCATCATTCACTCAAACGACAGAGATAATGTAGAAGTCGAAATGACTATCGGGCTTAACGGTGAAATGGTACAGATACAAATTGGTGAAGAGATTGAACTACCAAACAAGTTCTTGGGTGTTATCAAAGATGCTGCAATCACTAGACATATCTCTGTTCTTGACGAAGCAGGGCAACCAACAGGAAAAAGTAAAATAAGAAGAGAACCAAGGTACATAGTGGAGGGCATCTAGTCAGAATATTCCCACTTAAACCCTCCAGCTTGCTTATGTTCACCACGACACACTTGTCCTATATGGGATTGGCTAACACCAGTCCTCCTCCCAGCCTCTCTGCCAGAGTGATACACTGCAACCAGTTCACCACCCAAAGTAAATTGATTAACAGCTTTGCTGCACTTGTTGTTTCTCCCCTTAACCCTATCTTTGTGTGCCTTGTTTCTGTTTTCGCCAAATGTCATTAAGGTTAAAATATCTAAAGAATATGGCAAATAGTCGTTGTTTCTGTCTGGACTTGGCTTTAAACTTTTTCTATATCCACTATTTACCCAAGCATCCCACAGTTTGTTAAAGTTGTCTTGTCTTAACACCCATTCTTTAAATTCTTGCTTCGTGTAGTTTGGCAGGGCATATCCTCTTCTTTTAGAGTGAAGTCTTTGAGTGGCATAAATAGTTCTGATAACTCCGTTAAGAGTTCTGTCATATTTTAAATTGATTTCTTTTGAGCATTCTTTACAGTGAGGATTTCTTGAGGTGTCTTTGTGGAAACTTGATAAATCTTTAGTAATATTACAGGTGTTACATTTTTTAGTAGTATTCATATCGTGTCCTTGTAGTTTATATGTAGCTCTATGAAAATGAGAGGAGCAACCCCCTCAAACTACAGACAAATTATATCATAACTTATGTTATAATACTCAATAAAGGATAAAGTATGGCAATAGCAACAACAACGGTCACAGACGTATTTGAAGCCGTAAGGCACACACTACAAGATACAGAAGAGAACAGATGGACAGACACAGAACTGTTTACATATCTAAACCAAGGTATGCGCGATGTTGCTTTGCGTACTAAATACAAATATGAAAAAGATGTAATAACAGTAAGTGACTCAGCCACTACTTACAATCTTAATTATGAAGTAATCGAGTTCTATAAGATAGACACAGAGCAGACATACGAGATACTTACTGACCAAACCATCAAGTTTGAAGATCAGGAAGACGAAGAAGTAACTGTTGAATACTATGCTTATCCAGATAAGATAGCGTATGCAGAAGACACAGACATTTCTATTTCAGATGAACTCATTTACCACATCAAGAACTTTATTCTGTTTAAATGTTACGAAAAAGAGGACTCAACAGAGAGCCTTGGCAAGGCACAGTATTTTTACCAACACTACATGGATGGTCTTACTCAGGATATGCCTAAATGGCATGGAGCGATGCATAATGACTTTGCTAAAAACGATTTCTACATATAAAGGATAAGACATGGCATACACACCTTCAACACTCACTTCATGGAGTTCACCTATCTCAATTTTGGCAGCAGATAAGATCACAGACCTTGATAATGATGTGAATGCAATCATAACATCAGACGCAGGCTCTTTGGTGAACTTTGTCAATGATGACATAGGAGACTATCTCGAAGCAGAATGTACAGCAATCTATGATGAGATAAATGGCGCAATACTCACAAACACGGATTGGGCAACAGCTACAGTAGGTGGAGTAATTAAGATGGATTATGACAGTGGAACATCGACACTATACATAACTAACGATGGAACGGATGCGACAGCGTAATGGCAGATTTAGAAATTAATGGCGATGACACTATTGCAGATGCTTACTTCAATGGCGAGCAGATAGACATCATTGTTTATAGGGACTCTGGCGGTGACACTCCTGTATGGGAAAGACCTGTGACACCAGGTTCACCAACAAATTTTCAAGCGTCAGATGACCAAGCGTATTCCTCTGGTGGGTATACCTCCAAGATAACATTTACATGGACTAACTCGACAACAGGAACGCCTCCTATCACTTATAATATATACAAGGACGGCAACCTTTTTGCATCAAACAAAACAAGTGGTTATTATTGGACAGGAGATACAGACGCGTGTACTTCCCACAACTATAAAGTGAGAGCCACTAATGCTTATGGGTATAAAGAAAGTCTTACAAACCCGGGGATGGGAGTTATTGACTACTCAGCCCCACAAAGTGTTTCAATCGTAGCAGGTGGAGCAGGTGAGGTCTTGGTGACATATACAGACCCAGCGTATGGATGCCCAGCACATACATCAGTGAGACTATACAAAAATAGTGTTTACTGGAGATCGGCGACAAACCTGTCTCAACCTATCTCATTTACTGGTATTTCAGCAGGGACATACTCGTTTAAAATATCTCTTTCTGGGGCATATGACACATCGCCATACTCTTCAACCTCAAATGTTACAGTCACATAAAGGATTACTATGAACTCACAAGTCGTACTCTTTAACGGAGGCATAAACAACATAATCGAACCTCATCTTATTCAAGACAATGAGTGCCTAAATGCTACAAATTGTTGTATTCGTAGTGGGTCTTTGGCTTCTGCAAGAACACCGATAGAAGATACAAGTCAGGCGTATGTTGGAGTAAATGCTACTTACTACAAGGCACAAGGTGAAGTTGTAGCTTCAAATGAAGATAGATTTTATGTAGAGTGGGCAGGGTATCTTTACTGGACTAACTCAGCAGGTAAACTTAAAAGATATGACGGAACAACCGTTGACGACATAGGAAGTCACACTGCACCAACATCAGCACCGACTACAGCTTCAAACACTACGGGACTTCTCAATGGTGACTATATCTACCTTATCACTTATCTGCATGATGATGTGTTCGAGACAGCACCTTCCCCTATTGCAACATCAGTTACACTTGCTAACGAGAAGTGTTTAATCACATACACCGATACACCACCAGCAACGGCAACCCATAGACTTATATATAGAGCAGGTGGATACAACCCTACATTTAACCTAGTAGCAAGAACTCCAAAGGCAGACACAACCTACCTCGACAACACAGCAGACTTTAATATCAGTAGGCAGGAAGTCACCACAACTGACAACGAAGCACCACCAGAAAACATCGATATGCTTGTAGAGCTTCAAGGTACACTTTTTGCTTCACTTGGAGACAAGGTGTACTTTTCAAGAAGTGGACAGCCCGAGTATTGGAATGCTTACAACTTTCTACAGCTACCAACAACAGTCACGGGGCTTGGAATATCTGGAAACACTGTCATAGCATTCACAGATGAAAATATGTACATGATACAAGGTACGGATATTCGTAATATATCTATATCAAAACTTCCATTTACTTTTGGGTGCAAGGATAAACGAACAGTCAAGAGTTTAAAAGGCAGGTTGATATGGCTATCCTCAGCAGATGAGTATGATCTCTTATGTTCTTATGACGGTTCACAAGTTGAGATACTAAACAGAACAAACATTGAATTGATTGATAATGTTATTATAGGTAGCTCAGAGTATGACGATTATACTGACGAGGATTACGGTGACTTCGGCTACGAGATAAACAACGCAGTAACCTCTGGACGAAAATACTATCTCTTTATGTCAGGGCGTACTATTGTAGTAGACTTTGAAATGGGGGTTAAAATCTATTATATGGCAGAAGATGTCAAAGGCGCATACATTGTATCCAATCAACTCTACACTATAGAGAACAGTAAGATATGGGATTATATCCAGCCTACCACATCATATAGAGACTTGAATTATTTTACCAAGAAATATACTAACGGTGAATACACAAGAGACAAAACCTACAGAAAGATACATGTCAAAGGCTCTGGAACATGGGAAATTGTTGTGATGGTGGACGATGTGGAAGTATACACATTTGACAATACTCAAGGAAGTAAAGTACATTTACCAGCAGGTATTTACGGGAAGTCGATATACTTTGATATAAGCTCAACTGGATATGCGAAGATCAATGAGATTTCGTATGAGTTTGAGCACAAGAGGTTATTATGATAGAAATATATGCAGCCATTGAGCAAATAGAAGATAAAACAATCAAAGAAGCACTTACCACAATAGCAGATGAACTTAAACGCATAAGAGAAGTAAGACCTGTTACAAACACTCTTGCAGAAGTGGCTTATGCAGTTAATAAAATAACAGGAAGCCTATGAGATTGAGAATAGCCACAATACTTGACTATAGAGAAGTTGCTGATATGTATAAGGAACTTCTTTTAATTGTTTACTCAAACATGAAAGTAGGGGCAGACATATTCATCGATGGTGTGGTGCAGGGATGGTTCTCTAAAGGACATGATATTATACTAAGTGAAAAGGAAGACGGTACAGTAACTGGCTTCTCAATGGCATATATAGAGGACGCAGGTATAGTAGAGCGATATTATATGGGTGAACTTGCTTATGTAAAGCCCGAATACAGAAAAGGTCGCTCTGCATGGCTACTTTATAAAAATGTAATAGAATATGGAGAGAAGTTAGGACTTCCTATCGTAGCCAAAGCAGCAGTTATAGGAGACGACCCTCACAAAGTGTCACAGATACAAGCTAAATTCGGAGTGCCACAGTTCATCGAATATGTCAGAATACCTAATCTTGAAGTGCAACCGTAACCATATAGAATAAGAATATCCCTATCAGAGTAAGTTGTGGTGAGAATATCACAGCTACAGATAATCCTAAGAGTGTTAAAAATACTTCCATGCAAATCCTTTATACCTTCTATAATATCAAGAAAAACTTATGCTATAATAAAACAATCAAAAGTAGAGCAACCCTCTTTGGACTCACTCTTTTAGCACATTAACCTAAAGGAATGAAAAATGGGTGGAAAAACTACCAAAAACTATGAGAGACAACTTTCACAACAAGAACTACAACTCCTCGAAACTCAAAACCAAATGATGCAGCAGGGAATTGACATTGCCCAAACAGCAGAGAATAGATCAGAGTCACAATATCAAGACTGGCAAGACACTTATCGTCCAGTAGAAACAGGCATGATACCTCGTGGGGCTACAAGAGAAACAGGCTATCGTAGACCACAACCACAAATGGGCAATCGAATGGGCGGTAAAGGTCAAGGTGGACAAGCACAAAACCCACAAGCACAGCAACCTCAAGGCAGACCACAAACTCAGCAACCATCGCAACTGTTCGACCCTAATCAGGGCATGGCAGGTTCACTCGGAACAAGGAGAAAGTAATGGCAACAGTTAACGGCAATCTATATGAAAGACCAGAAACAAGACCTGTTTCACAACCATCATCTGCAAAAGGTGGTGGAGAAGTTTACAACCTAGACCCAAACGCAAACCTCTTAGAAGCTACCATTCTCGGAAACGAAATGAACACGGCAGCACTAGGACAATACGGTGGACTTGCAAACGACCTCACAAGCCAATACAATCAGAACACAGGCGGACTCATAGGCACAACAAACGACCTTATGAACCAATCACTAGGAATGTATGGTCAAGGGCTTAATAACGCCTATGGAGACTATGCAAACCAAATGCAAGGCTCTACCGACCGTTATGGTTCAGGACTACAGAACGCACTAGGACAATATGGACAATCCCTTCAAGGTGCATTAGGCAAATATGAAGGTGGCTTAAATCAAGCATTCGGTGGATACGACCAAAGGTCAAGAGCATTGCTTGGACAAATGGGGACGACTGACGAAGATACCCACGCAAGATACAAAGGTCAGCACTATGCAGGACTTGACTCAGGGTTCGGAGCAGCAAGTGATGATTTACAAGCATCTTTAGCAAGAAGAGGACTGTCAAGTTCAGGAGCAGGGGCTAAAGCTATGGGTGACTTATCTCAAGACAGAATGAGAGCAGGAGCACAAGCAGGAGTGAACGCTTATGAGGGTGCAATCAATAGAAGTGATGTCACAAGAGGGCATCAAATGGCTGGAGAGGACAGGCTTTACGGAGCAGAAACAGCAAACCTTGGAAATCTATTCGGTGCAGGAGTTGGAAATGCAAACTCACTCTTTGGCAACACTGCGAACTCTCTTGGTTCAATCTATGGTGCAGAGTCAGGAATGAACACTGGACTATATGGAGCGAGAACAGGGAACATCGGGAACATTTACGGTGCTCAACAAGGTAACATCTTAGGCAACTATGGCAGAAACATGGGGCAACTAGGACAGCAATACTCAACGGGTATGGCAGTCGGTGGGCAAAACCTACAGAATGACATCAACAACAATCAGCAACGAATAGCAAACCTTATGGGATACGCTCAACTTGGAAGAGGAATGTCAGGACAAGCAGCCGCTCAACTTGGAAGAGGAATGTCAGGACAAGCAGCTAACTATCTCGGTCAAGCAGGAACAGGCTACGGAAACATTGGCGCACAAGCAGGACAAACAGCATTAGGGCTTGGAAGTAATCAAAATTCATACAATTCCACTATGCAGAATGCAAACAATAACGCAAAAGGAACAACGGGCTCACTTGTAGGGCTTGGCGGTTCACTATTTACAGGAGGCTTCTAATGGGTTTCGGTTCAGGATTAATAGCAGGAGCAAGAGTTGGGCGCGATTGGGTTAACACATATCAGCAAAACCAAGAAGAGGAAGCTACAAACAAACTCTTCACGATAGGGCAAAAACTAGGTCAAGAAGGTCAACTACTAGACGAAGAGAATAATGTACTATTTCAAGCAAAGAATGATTTTATGAGTGCTTCTCCTAACGATATGGAACTCAGCCAGACTTGCTTATGGTGCAGCAGAAATGATTGTAGGTGCAAGAGACAAGTCTACAGAGAATGAGCAGAAAAACCAAATCTTTCAAAAGAAAATGCAGAATTATAATTCTATGATAGGAAGAAGAGGCGTACTAAATCAGAAATCAAGAGGATTATTTGATAGGGCTACAGGCAGTGGCACTCCGTCAGTAGGTGGAGGAAGCGACATGAACCAATGGCTAACAGATGAAGGTCATTCCAAGTATAGAGGCAGATGGACAAGCGATGCAGTAAAAGCATGGCAGTCACACAAGAAAGAGATAGGTGATGAGAAGTGGGGAGCATCCGAAGAGATAATGAACTTTGCACAGATCAACAACCTTCCTATGAACACCAAAGAAGATTTAACAATGGCTAGAAACATTTATCTGTCAGCACAAAAAAAAGAAGCTTCATTGACAAAAATGGAAGAAGAAGATACAAAAGAAGAAAACAAGAAGAAAACTTGGAGAGATTACCAATAAATCAAGGAGCTTAAATGCAAGATATATTTGA